GCCATTGTTAGCTCCTATAGTTTTTTAATTCTTTGAAGAGTTATACCTAACCCCCATTTGCGTTTACCACAAACAGTAGGTTGAATATTATAGGTATGACTAAAGTATACTTCCCAACCAAAAAATAGTTTAATGCCTACAAAGTTGAATGGCATTTTAAATTTTGGATATTCAGGAACAGCTCCAGGTCCACCTTCCCCAGTAATAGTTCGTAAACCAAGAGGAAACACGCGATAAACTCCTTCTGCATCAAATTTAGTTTTGCTGCAAGAAAAGAATTCACCGTGTAATTTCCCCTCATGTTTACGAGCAGGGTGCATATCTATCTGAACTTTTCTAACTTTATTTTTGTTGTAGAAACCTCTTTTAGGTTTATAGACAAAGAAGTGAAAAGTTCTATGATAAGTAACTTTATATATTTCGCCTTTTTCCATTACTTAGACACTCTTAGTACCTTGCAAGGTTTATCTGACAAATTAGTTACAAGTCTGTCTGAAGATAGATTGTATACCTTATACGGCTCTAAAACAACACCTTCACATTCAACCTCTTGACCAAATATTACTTTACAAACACTGTCTGCTTTTTCAATAATAGCAGAGGAGTTTGGAGCAACATCCTTGTTAACCCTGTTCCAAGAACCAATAGAGCCTTCTGTATGAGTTAAGCAAAAGAAACTTGCAGTGTCGGATACTACTTTCATTTCTGAGTAGTTAACAGCTAAACCCCACTGTAAAAGCCAAGGAGACCAATTTGTAGCATTGCCTAAATAATCATAACGAATTGTTATAATTCCAGGTTCTCTAGTAATAAGAGAAGTGCTAGCAGAAAGAATAGGATCAGTTTGCATTTCTGCCCAGTATGCATCAGCATCTTCTTCAGAAATTTCATTTTCCCATTTCCAAGTTTGTTGGAAGCTTCCTTCTGTAATTGTATGAACAAGGACTGCTCGATGTACATTGTTAAGAGTAGGATGAAGGTCAAAAGATTCAGTGTAAACGCTATGGTCTTTAAGTTCTCGTCTAAGCCAATAAGAACCTCTAGGTTGATCTAAGCAAGTATGAAGCGTGATACCTTCACTGTAAGACTTACCTTCACTAAAAACAAAAGTATTTTTAAAGGACATTACAAATCTCCTTCGTCTGTAGGAATTCCAGGAATAAAGTGGTCTACCAAGATTACCTCTTCAATGTCAGATTTTTCATAGCTAAACTCTTGCCCAACTAAATTTTTAAGACTCTGCGCCTTCACGCTATTGTCTTCATAAGTTTCTTGTACTACGATATCACTACAAACTGTAGGTGCCGCCTTAGCAATAGCATCAATTACTTCTTGTGAGGTAACGTCACCGTAGGGGACTACATCAAAAGCCATTGATTGGTAATCAATAGCTTCTCTAGCAGTTTCATCGCTTGAGAAAGAAACAAGCAATTGCTGTGTTTCCTCTATGTATCCTGATATGTATAATTTATATTTCATTACTATAATCCTTAATTATTTAATGTTAATCTACGCACTTCGACCACCAACTGTGCCGCTTATACCACTACCTCCGTTAATAAAGGTAGAGCCTACTTGATAGTAGCCACGAGTACCGCCTGTGCCAGCATTGCCAAAATCTTCGGGAGGGGTATAAGCATCTCCCGACACTGCAACGCCTGCTGCTCCGTTTGCTCCCAGACCGCCGCCTACTCCACCATTACCAGCGTTTGTGCCACCAGCCCCGCCTGCAGTAGCTGTTCCAGCGTTTCCGTTATTACCTTGAGCAGGACTCTGGCTACCAGACGCAGACCCACCGCTACCACCAGTACCGCCATTAACACCAGCCCCACCGCCGCCACCGCCGCCGCCTCCTGAATATGTAGTTGTGCTTTTAGCAATAGTTAAAGAACCATAATAACTACCGCCACCGCCGCCACCACCGCCACCGCCATAGACAGAGCCGTTGTTGGTGACTGTGCAGGCAAACTGCCCTCTAAACGCAGGACCACCTGTACCACCGTTACCAGCATTGCTTACAGAGCTATTGTAAACTACACTACCACCAGCACCACCATTACCACCACGGCCTTTAATTGTGCCGTTGTTAATAACGTTAATAACATCACCAGTAGCCCAGCCTAACCCAGTGGTAAAAGCATAGGTGCCGCTGCTTGTAGAGCCTACGGTAACTCCTGAGTTAATTGTTACATTTACTGTAGTGTTCCCAGCAGAATACGTACCGCCTTTACTACTAAAGAGGTTGTAGTTGTTTGTATTGCTTGCAATTACAAGATTAATGACGACACCACTTGTATTAGAGGCACCATACCATTCACTTACAGACATCTGAGCACCAGAAGACTTACTAATAAGTCCCCTGATGTCAGTGTCGTTTAGGCTTACTTGAGTGCCTGTTGTGCCGCCAGCTTCAACGTGCAAATCGTTTAGGCTAATCTGTCCGCTAGTTTGAAGAGCCATTTTTTAACTCCTCAATCTCTGCTTTCAATTCCTTAACTGCTTCAACAAGCAATCCAATTACTTGATCATACTGCACAGTTTTATACGTTTCACCTTCTTCGCCGTGGAATACAGGCTTGTCTTCAATAACAGCTGAAGGCAAAACCTTCTCTACGTCTTGAGCAATCAGGCCAGCCGACTTGCGGTCATCCTTGAGGTAAGTAAAGGTGCAACCATTAAGTTGCTGCACTTTAGTCACTGCGTCCTCGATAGGTGCAATGTCTTTCTTGAGGCGAATGTCTGAAACAGTGGTGGAGTATGCGACCACGTTGCCATCGACATGCAAATCGCCATCGGCCTCAAGTTTCATCCTGTGTGTTGCAGCACCCGATTCACCCAAGTAAAGATTAAATGAATTGTCTGTATCACGAAGATACATCAGGTTCGCGTAACCTTGACTTTGGCTATCGGGGTCGCCAGTAGACCATCCACACCCACCACTATCGTGGTAGGAATACATCGGACGGGTGCCACCAGTAATTTTCACAGTCGAAAGATTACTTGATGAAACGTCAAGTGTTTTGCTTGGCGAACTCGTCCCGATGCCGACTCGATTATTCGTGCTGTCAACGTGCAGAGTATCAGTGTCAACGGTTAAGTCTCCATTAGTACCTATTAGACCACTAAGGGTTGTAATTTTACTCATTGTCTAATACCTCTGGTTGGGTTGGCCAAGTTACTTCAGGAAAGGAAGCTTGTTCTGTAATATTAAGAAGTTCCGTTCTATAAGTAGCAATTTCAGCTTTTTCTGTTTCTGTTAAATCATTCCAACGAAGAGGATTAGATACAATAGGGTCAACAACAGAGACTAAAATAGTCTTTCTGTTTTCTCTCACTGCTTGCTCTTTTTCTTCTTGTGTAGAAAAATCTTGTTGTTCGGTTGTCCCATCTTCATTTACTTTGTTATGATCATTATTTAAGGCAAATTGCCATTGTTCATCAGTAACTTCAATGTTAGGTTCTGGAATAGAATCATGTACGTCTAAGCTATACCAACCGATTAATTTATTTGTAGTTGAGTTTATGTGTGCATATTTCATTTTAATATCCAGTCGCTATATAAAAGATGGCTTGTGCTACGTTACCACCACCTGTTGTATATCTTACAGTTGGAGTAAAAGAGGAGGTGCTAAAAGAAGTTACGTATACATCATACCAAACCGTTCTACTAGTCGCTACAACACTTGTGCAGTTACTTGGAAAAGTAATAGCAAAGCTTCGTGCACTAGGTGTAGTTGTTGAAGTTACTCTACCCCATTGAATAATTAAACCAGTGCTTAATTTAATATAACCGCTAGTTGACCCGTTAGAATCTGCAGTTTTAGTAAGATATCCAGCACCATTAGTTAGCTGGTTATTATTTGTTGGAATAGTAGGTGTACCACTCAAATCACTATAACTACCTGAGGTAGCAACAGTAGCTAAAGAAGGGGTGTTGTTAACATTAGAGTAATCAATGTTAGTTAAGTCAATAACACTAAATGTTACAATACTAACTTCATCACTTGTTTCAAGGCCACTAGAAAAGACAACACTTGTTCCATTGGTAGCTGTATACTCTACACCATTCCTATGGACAACACCGTTAACAGAAACTATAAGGTTTGGAGCAGCATAACTAAGCGTGTTACTATTAGAGTCTGCACCAGAAAAGGTTGTTTGGTTACTAGTTGCAGTGAAGTTGTAAGTAGTAAGAGTTGAGTTAGTTCCGCCATCTTCAAAAGTAAATGTACCAGAACCATCGGTAGTGAGAACTTGTCCATTAGTACCGTCTGAGATGCTGAGGTCTGTAAGAGCAGAAGGAATACTTGTATCACCAGCTAACGCTGTAGTTGAAGTTGTACCAATTTCAAGAGCATCAGTAATCCCATAACCAGCAATAGTTGTTGGCTTTCCTGTTAAGGAAGCAAAAGATTGTGCTGGTACAGAGGTGAGATAGCTAGGATCAGATGCAGGCACCCAAGAAGGGGTTACGTCAGCATTAGTATCAATAGTATCAAGCTTTGTGCCATCAGTAGCAACATCACGACCGTCAACTGTACCTGTTAGTGTAATATTTCCAATGTTTTGAATGTTTTTACCTGAATCAATAACACTAGTTCCATTTACTGCATAACCGTAAGTAGCATCTACACCAGAATCGTCTTTAATAGTGAATTGAACTTTGTCACTATCTTCTGGTTCGTAGAATTCAAGACCTTCAGAGGAATTAAGCCTCATAGCTATTTCAATTCCACCATCAGTAGAATTGTTAAATTTAATTTCAGGAGAAGATCCCCCAAGTGTAACTTGACCAGTAATGTCTATGTTACCTGTACCAGTGATATTTGAACTGTTTAAATCAAGATCACCACCAAGTTGAGGTGTTGTATCGTCTACAAGATCACCACTTGGAGAATCTGAAAAAGTAAATGTACCAGAACCATCAGTGGTGAGCACCTGACCAGTAGTACCGTCAGTGATGCCATCTAAGTCGGTTAGGGCTTCGATGACTGCTAAGTCTCTTGCTTTACTCATTATTTAATACCTCTGGTTGGGTTGGCCAAGTTACTTCAGGAAAAGACTCTTGATCTGTAATGTCAAGAAGTTCTGTTCTATAGGTAGCAATTTCAGCTTTTTCTGTTTCTGTTAAATCATTCCAACGCAAAACATTACTTGCAATAGGATCTACTGTGCTTCTTAAAATAAAATTACGTTTTGATCTAATCTCTTCAATTTTTAACTCTAATAACTCT